TTATTTTCATATCATTTGGCATTGTTCGTTTTCTTCAATATGTTTACTACACATTGGAGAATATATACACTAGAGCATGCCTCTTTTCTATTTCTTAGCTTCTATTATTTTTTAATACAAGCATCCCAATTCAGTGATGAATGTAATAACATTCGCACTGAAAGTGGACTCGAAATAGATATTCCTGATGGAGATTCGAAAAATGCATCACAAAATGCACCACGTTCACGTACTGTGGACCATTTTCAATATCTCGATCCTAACTCATCATATAATGTAGGAGTTAGGAAGGCTAAAGCAGCTCATAATAGAAGACGCAGAACTCAGGATAATATTATTATTACTGAGAAGCGCATAAAGTTAACTTTAGATCGTCGAGAACCTAGGTCATTTCCTAAATTGTCCATTAGGGAAATTGATCGTTCTAAAGAATTTGCCCTGTTTAAGACTGAATCAGGAATTTTAGATATGATTCCTGATAATGCTCCTTGGGCGATGTTTCTTTATGACAGCATCGCTACTTTATTTTCTGATGAAGACATAGATACCAAATTGAATGTAATTCAAACTGGCTTATATGGATTAGCGGATATGACACCAGAACAGGATGTTATTTTGTCCGTCTTACTTAAGATTATTTTGTATGCCAGTGAACCAAAAACCGAATCATATAATGTTGATCTTCATCTACAAGCTCTTGAGGCTACTCTGCGTAAGGAGATTGAAAAGTATGACGTTTACAGAATTATAATGTTGATAAATGATTGTCACTCATTTTTCAAAATATGTCTTAAAGCAAAAAATGTTTCTACAATTATAAAAGTTGCGGGAAATATTGCATCTAAGCATAATACAGAGATTCATAAGCATCCAGGTTTTCTTAATGCATTTAAATTGATGGCACCTGCCATTAATGCGTGGATGAAAAAAGAAGGTGTATTTTCTACTGAGGCAGCGTTTGGCGACATTGCTGATCAAATTGATGACTTTGGAACATCACCTCTGTTTAAACATGTGAAAACTTTATATTCATCTTTAGCAGCTATGCATTACATTCCAGATAATATTTCAGATTTCTTGAGAGAGAGATTTGGACTCGAGGATTGTGGTAGTGGAGCCACTGCTTTTCGATCAATACATACTTCATCTCTTCGTATATGCGATGAACTTGAGGAGTTCATTAGAGGAAATAAATCGTTACAAGACCTTATCTTTGGGAACAGAGATTTGGCTAATACGATGGATGCCGCTAAGGATATTATTGCCAATAGACATCGTACATATATTGGACAAGAGAGAGAAGGATATGTTCAAGCAGCTATGTATCTTAAAGATGTTAAGAACACCATTGAGATATTAGAAACTTTGATGATTCCTATCAAGAAAAATTCTAGATCTAAGGATGGATGTAGATCTATTCTTACTACACTTAAAGTCATAGAGGAAGAAGTTAATACTTCTATTATGGCAGCAAGAAGAGATCCTCCATTCAGTTTTGCTCTTATCGGTCCTCCGGGGATCGGAAAGGGTAATCTTATGACCATGTTTTTCGCAACTTTATCTAATGTTGATAAGATGAAATTTGCCCAAGATCTCATATTTGCAGTCCCTCCGACTTTTTGGGAAGGTTATAAATCCTGGCAACATTTAGGGTTGCATTTTTCTGAAATTGGTTCTGCAAATAAGAATTTGTTATCTAATCAAGGTGATCCATTATCAGCAGGATTTACATCAGTTATAGATTGTTTGCCTATGCAAGCTCCTATGGCATTTGATAATAAAGGTAAAATGCCTGTCATCCCTAGATGGATTGGTGTAGATTCCAATGTACCGTTATTAGGTTTCAATCATCATAGAGAAGTCCCAGGGGCCTATCTACGTAGATTACTTTTCATTGACGTACGTGTTAGTGAGCATTATGCTTCCGACAGTGGGATGTTGGACACATCTAAAGTAGGTGGAGCTGATCTCAATGTTAATGTTTGGGAATTTTCCTTTCATAAATACCGTGCAACTGGCATGGGTAAAAATGATTATGTAAAGCAGATACTTTTAGAATGGTGTGGTTTCGAAGAAGCAAATGAGTTTGTTCGTGATATGTATACCAAACATAAATTACAAGAATCTGGAAATAATTATAAAGTCGAGAAATGGATAGAGAATTTAAATGCATCACTATTGCATCTTGATATTAATACGGAAGCAGGAGAATTTATGCATCCTCGATCATTATTGATGATTGGAGCGGGAATATTTCTTGTGACTGCTTATGATAGAAATACGTTAATAGCAGTGTTCCTTATTATATCATATTATGTTGACCAAAATAAGTATTTGATAATTGCATATCTTAATAAGGGATTTTTCTCATACCCATATCTAATGATAACTAATGTGGTAAATCAGAGTGTGACTACTATATCGTCTCACTTTACTACCGCTTTGGAATCGAAGTTCTCACTACCCTTGCTTGGAGGTTTAGTTACTGTTATTGTTGGTTTCGTATGTTATGCTAGACAGTGCCGTACTGCACATACTGAAGCTAACATTATTGATGACCTTGCAGATAGAGAGAAAGCAGCCAATTGTGGCCAATCTTATTCGAGAGTTCCTATTGCAAATCATAACTTGTGGAATAGAGTCTATAATCAATTCTCTCCAATACATAAGGGAGGATTTGACAGTGGAGTACTCAATGTAAGTTCCAACATTAGATATGTTAGAGTTCATAAAGAAGATAAGAATGGCAACATGGTTGTCGGTCGAACCAATGGATTTGGAATTACTGAGGACATAATGATTATAAATCGTCATGCCTTAGGGATTGATCTTTCCAAAACCCGCATAGGAATATGCAGGACTAGTGAGTGTGATACATTTACAACTAATTTTAATATGGAAGATATGGAATATGTTGTTGATGATAATGATTTACTCATGTTACGTCATCCTTCCTTGAAATTCAAGGATAGATTGAAGCATTTTGCTTCTGAAAAAGCAATTTTAGCAGCAAACACTCCCTTGATCATCGGCGATTGCGATGCTCGTCTTAAGGGAGTTCACTTTAATGCAGCCATAGCAGATGATGATTTTGGTACGTTAATATTTACCAAAGCTCTTGTCTATAATTGGACAGAACACGCTCCAGGTTCGTGTGGTATGCCTTTGATGGCACACATAGGAAATGGACAATCCATCATCGGAATTCATTGTGCTGGACAGGCCACTTCGTCATTGTCTTTTGCAGTTCCGTTGACTAGGGAATTACTTGACGGTTTAATATTAAAATTGAACACACAGTCGTATTTTCCCCCTGCTATAAGTGAATGTGAAACTTTTCCTGTAAAGCTCGTAGAGCCAGGAAGAAAGAGTGTTGTCAGATATGAGCATTTGCCTTATACTGAGTATCAAGGCACTATACCTGGTTTTGTCTTAGCCACAAATAAATCCAAGTTAGTTCAAACTCCTCTTGCTCCCCATTTAGATGAATTATTTTTCAAGCATGAGATCCCTTTGCCTTCAGAACATTATGGTCGTCCAATGATGATGTCCACTAATAATAAGGAGTATATATCTCCCATAAATAATCAGTTTAGAAAGATGGATCATGAGATGCGCACATTGAATAGTAGATTATCTAAACGAGTGGGCGATGTAATATGCGCACACTTGAAAGAAAATCTTCGTGACATTAGAGGGAAATTAAGACCCCTCACAGTCGAAGTTGCTATCAATGGAACTAGTGAGGATGCATTCTTAAAACGAATGTCTGCCTCAAAATCCGCCGGTTTCGGCTGGCCTGGGAAGAAAGATAAATACATTCCCATAGACGAAAGTGTGATCGACTCTTTGAGGAGAATGCCAACATTGGAACTTCAAGAGGCCATAGTTCGATTACACAAATGCTATGAAAATGGACATAGTGCAACTATTATTAATTCGGGAAAGCTGAAAGATGAACCTAGACCTCTAGCAAAGTGTAGGGATGGTAAGACACGAATGTTTTTCGTATCTCCTATTGAAGCGATAATATTTGCTAGAATGTACCTTGCTCCCTTCTATACTTTAATGGTAGAGCGTGGAGAAGTATTTGGTACAGCCATTGGCATAAATGCTCATCAAGATTTTGATAAATTAGCCAAAGATCTTCTAAATTTCTCTAAATACTATATGGAGGGAGATTATGAAGGTTATGATACCAAGACGCCGTTTGACATTAAGTTGATCGCTATCTATATCATTACTCAATTTTTAGAGTATGCCGGATATGATGAATATGCTATTAAAATGGTAACATCTTTTTTATATGACAATTTGTTTGTTCTCGTGGAAGTCTTGAATGATATCTTTAGATTGTTAGGACTGCAACCAAGTGGAAAATTTGGAACAGCAGAGGACAATTCACTGGTTGGGCTTGTTATGCTCGTGTATGCTTACATGAAATTAACAGACAAAGATGATTTCTTTCAGAAAATATTTGTTAGAACATACGGAGATGATGTTATTGCTGCTGTTAAACAGGACACGATCACTGTTTTTAATAACAATATATACCAGAAGTTCTGTAAGGAACATTATGGTATGAATTTTACATCGGCAGCTAAAGATATAGAGATGACGGATTTTGTTAAGTTTGAAGATTTATCTTTTTTAAAAAGAAACTTCGTTTATAACGCAAAATTCAATAAGTATATGGGAGTTTTAGATCATAACTCATTATATAAATCTCTTCAATGGTCTCTTCCATCGAATTTTGTTACGATGGAAGATCAAATGATAAGCACTTGTGAGTCGTTTCTTTATGAAGCGTTTTTTCATGTTAATGCCAAGAACTTTTGTGGTTTAAGGTCTGACATACAAAATATACTATCAAAAGCATATCACGGGTGTGATCCCAGCTCGTTACCAACTTACGATAATATTCGTATTACATTGGAATGGGATTATGTAAATGATATCGCCGCAGAAGAAGACGATTATTTTACTTTAGGTGGCGTGGCTGGTCCACATAACCTAATCTCAGCATCCTCCACCATAAAAACGGGAACTGAGAATCTTCTAACTGAGGGAGGCTTAGGATGGCCTCTTATTAGTATATCAAGTCCTGCAAATAATATAATTACAGAAGAAGAAAAGGAGACCTTAGTAAACTCTCCTTATTATGGAATGTCCATTATGGAAATAATGCGCAATCCCCGCTTGAGTGGTACAAGCAAATCAACACCAGCTTTCAGGGCGTATAGAAAGCTGTTAGAAAAAGATATATTGTCGCGAATTAAGCCGAAAGCTATGTTTAAGCACAATAGATACGTAACTGAATCTGGTTTAGAATCCAGTGAAATGTTGACTGGAATACTTGATAGTAATAAAGAGGATATTCATGAAAATTTTGAGGATCATGGAGGTGAATCTACTGTTACTGTCTCAGCGGGAAGCTCTCGAGGAGATAAAGCTGGGCAAGCAGAAGTGCATGACCCTAATGGGTTTTTATGTAGACCTGTTGAGGTAGGCAACTTCGTAGTAGATCCAATCACGTTTGTGCCCTTCGTAACTGAATTTAGAGTGTGGGATATTGTGTCATCAGAACCCACAGTTAGATCTAAGCTTAGAAATTGGGCCTATATGAGGGCTGATATGGCAGTTACTGTCAATATATCAGCGAGTCCTTTTGTGGCAGGTAAGATTTTAGTTGCCTATGTTCCGTATCCATTGCGGAATGCTCCATTTCAAGCATTGCTTGGAAGAATGGCAATAGATCCTATAAACTATAGACCATTACTTTTGACATATTTGTCATCTTTTCCAGGAGCAAAAGTTATGGATGTGAAGGATAATCAACCGCTTACGGTTGAAGTTCCTTTTATATCTCCCAAACCCATGCACAGACTTTTTAACTCAACTACTGGTCCTCTAACAGCAGCAACTCCATATGCTGATTTGGAAAATGCTGGATCACTTTATGTTTTAAACATTGGTAATTTTTCAGCAGTTACAACCAATCCATCAGATGTTTCTGTGTTTCTCTATGCTTCTTTTAAGAATGTACAATTAGGAACATTGACGGCAACCCAGATTGATGTGACTACTGAATCTGGTATGGAAGAAAAGAAATCTGAATCTATGAATACTGAGGAAGATGTGGGTCCAATAGAAAAGATTACAACCGCTATGGCTGCTGTCTTTGAGATAGGATCATCTTTTCCAGCACTAGCACCTTTTACCTTGCCAGCAGCAGTAGTATCTGGATCATTAGCCAAATGGGCATCACTCTTCGGTTGGAGTAGACCGATTATGACCAGTAATATGGAAATTATAAAGAGAATGCCGTTTGCTAATGGTGCAACTTCGATTGGAAATGATACAGCATTTAAGATTGCTATGGATCCAAAACAAGCATTATATGTTGATGGACATTATGCTAGTAATGGAGATGATGAGTTAATCATAGATTACATTTGTAAAAGAGAGGCTTTTTTAACCTCTTTTGTGTGGGCAGCCACTGATACTCCTTTAACTACATCGATTTGGAGATCTGCAGTTCATCCTCAGTTGTTATCATATTACAATGTCCTAACTAGGACGTGGTATCAACCAACACCAATGGCAATGGCATCATTACCTTTTAACTATTGGCGAGGAGATATAATCTTCCGTTTGGAGGTAATTTGCTCTGCATATCATAGAGGTAAGCTATCAGTACTCTTTGATCCGAATATTGCACAGAATGTTGCTATTAGTGCTAATGCCGAGATCAATAAACAATATATGATGACTATTGATCTTAAAGATACTCAATCTGTAGAGTTTTGCGTTTCTTGGGCATCACCTTTTCCTTGGATGAAGTTACATCCTACTGATGGTAATGGTGTTGCTTACAGAAGTGCTTATGGATCTACACCATTTCTCGAAACGTTTGATGGTTATGCTAATGGATTCATTAGAGTAATCCCATTTACCCAATTGCAATCACCTGATTCTTCTGATGTTGAAGTGAATGTTTATGTTAAGTCTAAATCAATGCAGTACTGTGGATTGAGTAGTCTTAACATACCTTTTGATAAAACAGGGTTGATTACCGAATCTGGTTACGATACTTCTACTACTCCAGTATCATGCATTGACATCAATGCTAGTACTGCTACAGTCGAACATATTAGTGGCGACTATTTTGGAGAAAAGGTCTCAACATTTAGATCTATCTTCAAGAGATATACTGCTAAACCTACGTTGTTGGTATCAGGAGGTAACACTGCATTCATTGATATTTCTGGTCCGATTTATAATCAATCTTATCCGGCTTATAATACTCTAGGTATTCAAGGTAGAGTTCAATGGCTTGACTATGTCAGGTTTGCGTACTTAGGAGTGAGAGGATCTATGAGACATCGTGTTATGTTTAGAGGTAAAATGAATGCAAATAAATATGACAATGCCCATGTTATGTTAAAGAATCCATCCGCATCACAAGCCATCTCAGCAGGTCTAGCTAATAATACTGAGAAACTTCCTCTTTTAGAAGGAGGAGTTACTTTTGCAGCTAGTAATGAGAATGGTATTGAAGCAGAATTTCCATTTTATTCTAACAATTTGTTTGTCTTTTCTTGTGCAGAAGATTATGTCGGAAGCAATAATTTAGGAGAAATGGAAAATACTTGGTATCGTGACTATCTGGTGCAGACAACATCAGATACTACTAGTTCTGTAGCCCTTGTCAACCTAACTGCGACGGGAGAAGATTTTAATCTTGTTCGGTTTCAAGCTGCCCCAGCATTTACTGTGGCACAAGCGTGAGGAC